CCCCAGTGACGCAAGTCACTGGGGTAGACCTTTACCGGGATTGCACCCAGGCATACGTGCTGCGTAGGCTTAATCCATCAACCGAACGACCGCGCACGCGGAAGGAGAACTGAAATGGCACGCAAAGGCTCAATGCGAGCTCAGCGCAAGCGCTGGGCTCAGTGGGAGGCGTACCGCAACGAGATGTACGTTACAGATGAGAGGGCCCTAGCCCGCGCCTACCGGGAGTACAGCCTGACCGGCGTCCTGGAGGACCCTTGGACAGGGGACCGGTACTGCCCGTCCTGCGAGAAGCCCGAGCAGTACTGCGACTGCGGCTACGCCGCCTGATCCCACCCATCACCGACACCTATCAGTCATCACCACCCATAAGGAATCACCATGAGCCTCAAGCCCGGAACCTACCCCCTGACCGCACCCAACGCCGTCCACGCCAACCACGCCCTGAACCACGCCTACTGGGCACTCGGTGCCACGATCTTCGTCATGGTCCTGCACACCTTGACCCCGGCCGACGGCCTTCTCGACATCGTGTGGGGCGCCTGGATGCTCTTCGAGTTCTCGCAGATCGTCCGCTACGGCATCAAGGCCATCAAGGCCGGCATCGAGGACCGCAGGGTCCTGGCCTTCTCGATCCGCGAGGGCGCCTTCGTCTCGGTCCCTGAGGAGGAGTACCTGTGAGGACAGTTCTGAGAGTTATCGCATTCATCATCAAGACCTATAGAAGGAGGGCGCGGTGAGTCGACACGTAGTCAGCGCTGAGGAGATCATGCGCCGTGTGAAGGCATCTCCTGGCGGAGACGTCAGGGACTCCGACATCCAGGCCGTCAATGGCACGAAGCAGATCTCATACGTTCCGAGCCGGCGAGTAGGTCACGAGAGGACCAAGGCTGAGCTCGTTGGCGAGTACTTTCGCTACCTGACCGACATCCATGATCGCCGCAAGGATCTGCTGAGGATCCCGGAGGAGAAGCGGCAAGCCCATATTCTCGCCGAGGCCGAGAAGGCCGCGGCCATGCACCTGGAGGAGCAGAGATGAGTACCAAGCCAGCGGCCGGCGCGGATGGCGTGGGGGAGTGGCCTGACCACGACCTCATCTACGTAAGGGATGCCCGGCGCCGGCACGTGCAGATCGGAAGCGAGGAGCGCGTCTTCGGGATCTTCTCACGAAGGTACGACTCGGACGGGAATGAGTACTTCTACCCCGTAGAGCGTAGAGCTCAGGCCGGGGTCAAGTCCTGCTGGCTGCTCGACCCGGAGTATGACCTGATCCTTGATTGGGAGCCGATTGACGTGGCAGACCTGCTGGAGAGGATGCGGGGCCGTGCCTAAGTTCGAGTTCGGAGGCCCTCCCCGCTTCGCTCACCAGAAGCGCGGCCTGGCCAAGCTCATCTCCTGCAACGGCGTCGGGGCCCTCCTTATGGAGCCGGGGACCGGAAAGACGGCGGTCACGCTGGACTACTGCTCCCTGCTGGCACTGTCCTCGCCGCGGCGTGAGGCCCGAGTCCTAGTGATCGGCCCGCTCGCCGCCGTCGATCAGTGGGCGCTCCAGGCTCCTAAGTGGGTCAGTCCTCAGGTCAACGTCTGGGCGGAGGCCCTCGGAGGGTCCGTCATGCAGCGCGTCGAGGCCCTCCGCTCCCGCGGCGGGAAGGACGTCACCAAGCCGACTGGCGGTAAGGGCCGCTGCGCCGGTGACAGTGTCCGCTCTCTTCACGCGAACCGGTCCTGGGCGCTCGCCGCCCGGCGCGACGGCGCTGAGCTGGATAGGACGATGGCAGCCAAGGCCGGCCCGGACGTGCTCGGGGACGACAAGCCCAGGCTCGTGATTGAGGCGATCAACCTAGACACGCTGTCTCAGCGCCGGCAGGTCGGGTCCAGGACGATGGCCGACGTCGTGCTGAGCGCGGTCACCGACTTCGACCCAGACCTCGTGGTGATCGACGAGATGCACAAGATCAAGTCCGTCTCCTCCAACGCGTCCCGCCTGGCTGGGCGGATCGGTAACCGGGTCGAGCGCCGGATCGGCCTGACCGGGACCGTGATCCCGCACAGCCCCCTCGATGTCTACGGGCAGTGGCGGTTCCTCGATCCTCGAGCGTTCGGGCGGGTTCAGCCGAATGGTGAGAGGAGGGTGGCGACGTTCAAGCACTTCAAGGAGGACTACGCCGAGATGGGTGGGTACATGGGGCACGAGGTCACTGGCTTCAAGAACCTGGACCGCCTGGAGGAGATCATGGGCGAGCGCTCGTCGGTCGCCATCAAGGAGGAGTGCCTGGACCTTCCCGACGCCGTCGATACGGTTCTCCCCGTCGCGCTGAGCCCGAAGGAGCTGAAGGCGTACGAGGATATGCGCACGAAGCTACAGGTCGAGTTCAGTGAGGAGGACGACATGCGCGAGGCCGCCGGCGGCGGAGACTCTGCCACCGCGGCCAGCCGGCTGGTCCGCATGACCCGCCTGCGCCAGATCACGGCCGGCCACCTGCCGGACGACTCCGGCGAGGTGCGTGAGATCGGGAGGTCAAAGGCTAAGACCATCGCCTCCCTCATCCACGACACGCTGGAGGACGAGCAGAGAATCGTCGTCTTCGGGACCTTCACCCGAGAGCTCGCGGCGCTGGAGGAGGAGATCGCCGACAAGCGGACCACGGTCCTGAGGATCGACGGCTCCACCAAGCCGGAGGACCGGCTGGCCATGCGCCAGCGCTTCGGCTCTGACGATCCTGCCAGGCTCGTCATCGTCGCCCAGATCAAGACGCTGTCGGTCGCCGTGAACGAGCTAGTTACGGCCAGGAACGCCATCTTCGCCTCCTTGCCGTGGCAGCGCGACGACATCGTGCAGGCCCGCGACCGGCTCAACCGTCTCGGCCAGAAGAGCGCAACCACGTTCTGGTACGCGCTTGCACCTGGCACCGTGGACGACCTAGTCTTCCAGGCCTACCAGGACCGCACGGACCTGGAGAAGGCCCTTATGAGTCACATCTACAACGATAGGTAAGAGCAATGAGTCCCACCCAGTGCCCCGAGAAGGACGTCATCACGGCCGAGAAGGCCACCTACTCCTCGCTCACCCTGCACCGCCGCTGCCCTCAGGCGTGGAAGTACCGCTACATCGACGGCCTGCGCCGCGCCCGGTCGGAGGTCACCCCGGCCCTCGACTTCGGGTCGTGGTTCCACGCCGTACGCGCCGCGGACCGGCTGGCCAGGGGCCGCGCCGAGGGAACCTTGAAGGCCGAGCTCGACGAGATTCAGACCACGGATACCGGTCCTACGTTCCCGGGTACAGTCTCGCCTGACGAGATCATCGCGGCCTCCCAGGACTACTGGGACCGCCTAGGAGAGACTGCTCGGGAGACCTGGTTGGAGTGGCTCGGGCAGCCCCTCCCGCAGCGCCTCTCCCATGTCTACGACGGGTGGCGTGAACGCTGGGCCGAGGAGTCCGAGAACGAGGCCGTCATCGCCGTCGAGCAGCGCTGGGAGCGTGAGATTCCCGGCACCGGCGTCACGCTCTGGGGCTACGCGGACGAGGTCTACCAGGACCGTAAGCGCGGCATCGTCGTAGTGCGGGACTGCAAGACGTCAGGCACCCTCGGTCAGGTCACGAGCCTGGACGAGATGATGGACAGCCAGGTCCAGCTCTACGCGTGGGGCCTCTCCCCAGACTGCGCCGAGTGGGGAGTGCCTGCGCCTCGCGCCGTCGCCTTCGACCGAGTGCGGTCCAAGGCGCCGAAGACCCCCAAGATCACGAAGGCCGGCAAACTCAGCGCGTCGGTCAAGGACTACGACCTGAGGACCTACCTGGAGTGGTGCGCCGGCGGCGTCCCCTTCGAGGGGATGAAGAAGGACGGCAGCGCCGCGGGGACCTACACGGCTGAGGAGTCCGAGATCGAGCGCCTGGCGTCCCCGCAGGCCGTCTCGCAGTGGTTCGCCAGACACCTCACCCCAGTCAGCTCGCATCTGGTCCGCTCCCACCTCCAGGCCGCGGCCGACACCTGCTCGGACATCTCCAGGACGAGGGTCCGGGCCGACAGGCGCGGCGAGGCGTCCCGCAACTTCGGGAAGGCCGCCTGCCAGTTCTGCGAGTTCGCTGACCTGTGCCGCGCCCAGATGGTAGGCGGTCCGGGCGGGGAGTACGCGCCGGAGGAGTACGGCCTGCGATACCGTGACCAGTCTCACGGCGGCCGGTAGCCTTCCAGGCTTGCAATGCCCGCCAGCATACACCTACAGTTAAGTCACCCATCCAATAGCGGAAGGAAATTCAATGACCAGTTTCGCCGGCGTCAACATCGTTGACGTTGAGGAGGAGGCGGCCGACTACGGTCGGTGGCTGATCCTCGGGGCACCAGGTTCTGGAAAATCGAGCCTGGCCTCCACGGTCGCCACGATGGGCAAGACATTGTTCATCGACCTGCCCGGGGAGAAGGGCACGCAGTCCTTCAAGAACGCGCCCTACGCCAAGAACATCGACGTGGTCCGTCCGGAGAGCGTCACCGCGCTCGACGACATCTTCTGGAGCCTGGACAAGGGTGGTCACGGGTACAAGGCCGTCATCATCGACAGCCTGACCGCCCTCCAGAAGATGACGATGCGATACCTCACCGGGTTCTCGGAGACCGCGGTCCGTGAGATCAAGCAGGGCACCGCCCCCGCCGACCAGCGGACCTGGGGGCAGGCTCTGGACATCATGACCGACACTGCCGTGTTCTGGTACGGCCTGGCCGACGGCAACCGCCCCGAGCCGATGCACGTCGTCATGACGGCTCAGGTCAAGATGGTCGAGGACGAGATCAACGGAGGCGTTCGCCGCTCCCCGGACGTCCAGCGCGGAGCCCAGTCGATCATCCGCGCCACGCCGAACTACATCATCTACGCCGACGTCGAGGAGGACCTCGACAGTACCGGCCGCGATGACGCCCCTTCGCTGAAGCATATCGTCCGCTTCGGCACCGACCCGGAGTACGGGACCAAGGCCCGTATCCCCTACAACCTTCGCGGGAAGGTTCCGTCCGTCCTTGGACGCGACCACCCCGTGACTCTGGAGAAGCTCTCACGCTTCCTCGGAGTGGGCGGAGTCCCGGAGCGCAAGCCCGCCGCCAGCAAGTCGGACAAGTCCGACACCTGACTCCCAGTAACCCAACCACACAGGAGAAATCACCATGGCCCTGACCTTCGACTTCACCAACTACAAGGACACCTCCACCGCCCACGTCGCCCCCGGCACCTACCGGGCCGAGGTCG